TAATCTAGTCTTTGATGGTGAATTGGTTGTAAGTGATAAAGGTGTATTGCTTGATCGTCAGACAGGTAATGGCATTCTAAACAAAGCAGTTAAAGGAACCATTAGTGACTTGGAAGCTCATAAAGTTCATGCAACTTTGTGGGATGTAATTCCATACGAACATTTCAAAGCTGGTAAAGGTACAACTCAATACGCCATTCGCTTTGCAATGCTTCAATCAATGGGTATGCCAAAGAAGATTCATTTGGTAGAACATGAAACTGTTGCTACATTAGATGAAGCTAATGTTATCTTTGAAAAATACTTGAGTGAAGGTCAAGAGGGTATCATCCTAAAAGATCTTCGTGGTATTTGGGAAGATAAGCGTACTAAAACACAAATCAAAATGAAAGGCGAACTTGAGTGTGATCTTAAGATTGTCGGTATTCAAGAAGGCACTGGTAAATATGTTGGTAAGATCGGTGCATTGATTTGTGAGTCTAATGATGGTGTTATTAAAGTAGACGTTGGATCAGGTTTTAAAGATGATCAACGTGACCTTGATGATAGTCTAATTGGTAAAGTCATCGCCGTCAAATACAATGCACGTATCAAAAACAAACAAGGCGAAGAGTCTTTATTCCTTCCAATCTTCTTGGAAGTTCGTGAAGATAAGACTGAAGCAGACAACTCGGACAAAATTAAATGATAGAATATTTCGCACCAACTTTACAATGGATCAAAGATGATTTTAAGTCTCACAGAGTTCGCTTTATTATTGAGTTGCTTGCTTGGGCTATTAGTGTTGGATGTAGTATTACTATGGCACTCACAGTCCCCAACCCTCCGCTTCTGGCTATGTATCCTATTTGGATTCTTGGTTGTGCCTTGTATGCTTGGGCTGCTTGGACTCGGAAATCTTTTGGCATGTTGGCTAACTACATTTTGCTAACATCTATTGACACTGTTGGACTGCTTCGCATGCTATGATTAATGGTAGAAATTTTACTAATATTTGGATTGATGAAATGGTTAGCGAATTTTCTATAATTGAAACAAATCAACTAATTGAACTACGACAAGTTATCATACATAAACTTGAGCAGCGACTCAACGATCCAATGTATGATGATAACTTTGTAAGTTTTATTAAAGATAATTGTATTTTATCAGGTGGAGCTATAGCTTCTCATTTTCATAATGAAGAACCTAATGACTACGATTTGTATTTTAAAACAGAAGAAGCATTAAAAAAATTTAATACTCTTATGGATAAAAATAGAATTCGTAATTTAGTTAAAGATGTAAATCCTAACTATATGAGCACACTTGTAGGTGGCAAGTTGGTAACTCAACAAGCCACAACTATGTTTAATGATGTGCAGATTATTACTATGGGTACAAAGGATATGCTAAGTACATTTGACTTTTTGCATTGTAAACCATACGTTGATCTTTCTGAAAATAAACTATACATTTCTAAAAAGCAATTAGCTTCAATTAGAACAAAGACTATTGTACTTAATACACCTAATTGTAAACCTTACCGCATTTCAAAATACGAAGGCCGTGGATGGAAACTATTAAAAACATATTAAAGATATTTTTGATTGTCAGTGGTTTATTCTTCTGGCTTGTAGTGACTATTGGTATTGGCCTAAGTGTAGAAGAACAAGTGTATGATTGTAGACTGGCAGAAATCTCGCCAGATTTTCCAATTGAAGCTAGAAACGAGTGTAGGAGAATTAATAGTGTCAAACGAAGAACAGAAGCTTAAACATAGTGAACGTTTACATCAAAAAGAAACTAAACTTGAAAAGAAGATGAGACTTGCTAAAGAGTACCATCATGAGCATGCGTTAAAGAATCCACATAAGTATCATAAGGCATCTCTGTTTAATTGTGGAAATCCAGATTGTGTTATGTGTATGAATCCACGCAAAGCCTTTGGTGAGAAGACAATGCAAGAGCGCAAATTTGATCAGAAAGAAATGTATGATGAGTGAAGAACGGCAACTGGTAATGCAAGCTGTGTTAGAGGGTAAACTACCATCTCATGCAGTAACACTAGAAGAACTTCAAGAAGTTGAAGAGATTCTATTCGAGTTGATTGCAGATCGATCTACACCATTTCAAACATGGAGCACTTTACAATGAATTATCATGAACTTGATGTTCTTTGCGGGAATCTACAAGCCGAATTAGACAATCTCACAAAGCGGGTTAATAAACTGGAAGAACGTAACATTCAACTTGAAAAAGAATGTAGTAGTTTGCGGGATCAACTTCGTTATGCTGAAGCACAGGTGTACAGCGGGCCTACAATGTGATATAATATACTATATCATGAGGAACAACATATGACTACTATTACATTATACCTTGACATGGACGGCGTGGTTGCTGACTTCGAAAAAGCATTTCGCAAGTCTAACCCGACATTTGTCTTCAACCGTGAGTTGTTTCAAAAGTGTTGCCTCGAAGAACGTATCTTTGAAACTCTTGAATGGATGCCTAATGGTCGTGCATTCATGGATGAAATCTATAGACTCAAGGATGCATACAATCTCAATGTTGAAATGCTAACATCAACAGGTTCTAAGCGCTCTGACATTAAGGCAACTGTATCTGAGCAAAAGACACAATGGTTGTGCAACAATGGTATTCCATTCAAGCCAAACTTTGTTTCTTCTAAGCCAGAAAAGTCTGAGTATGCACGATCACATACTATTCTAATCGATGATCATATTGGTTGTACTGAACCATTCATCGAAAAAGGTGGTATCGCTTTTCTGCACCGTGATTATGATTACAAGGCAACAATTCAAAAGTTGGATTGGTACCTTGATGAATTGACTAAGGAATTTGTATGAACATTTTCTATCTAGATAAAAATCCTGCCGATTGTGTAAAATCACACCTCGACAAACATGTAGTAAAAATGATTTTGGAATATGCTCAACTACTATCAACTGCTCATCGTATTCTTGACGGGACTGAGTCTACCGTTCTTTCTGAGTCTGGTAGAAAAAAGAAAGTATGGAAACTTCCTGATCATCGGGATAGTGTGTTGTATTCTTGTACTCACGCCAATCATCCTTCCGCTATTTGGGCCAGGCAATCAGAGCAAAACTATAGGTGGCTCTTCACTTTGTTTTGTGAATTGCTTGACGAGTACACCTATCGATATAGAAAGCAACACGCTACTTCCCGACTTTTGACAGCACTAGCACGTCCACCTCATAATATTGATATGGACAAGCGTTTTACGCCTCCAACACCAGCTATGCCTGACGAATGCAAAGTTGTTGGCGATGAACTTGCTAGCTATCGTAAGTACTATATAGATAAAAAAGCCGATATGGCTAAATGGACAAATCGTGAACCTCCTTCATGGTTTATTAACGGAGTAAAAGAAAAAGATGCCAACGTATGCGTACCGTTGCAAGAACTGCGAGAACGTTTTCGAAAAGTTCCTGTCAATGTCAAGCCGAAAAGAACCCGAGCAGTCACCATGTGAACAATGTGGTGGTGAAATATATCAATCACTCACTGAAGCACCTAAATTAGTTTCTGATTCTAAGACAGCTATGAGGCGTGCCGGCACTGGGTGGAATGATGTATTGAAGGGAATTAAAAAAGCTTCTGGTAGAGACAACACAATTAAAACATAATGACAAAACAAACACAACAGCCTCAAACAGAACTTGCAGTTAAGAAACTGCCTAGACTTAAGATTGAACATTTACAACGAGTAGATCCACTCACAGATAATCAATCAAAAGCTTTTCATGGATACCATAAAGATAAGAATCTAATTCTATCAGGATCTGCTGGTACAGGTAAAACATTTGTTGCTATGTACTTAGCATTACGTGAAGTACTTGAAGGCAAAGGCCCATATAAGAAAGTTGTTATTGTACGATCAATCGTTCCAACTCGAGACATTGGTTTCTTGCCAGGTGATGAGATGGAAAAGAAGGAAGCTTATATGCTACCTTACATTGATATTTGTGCAGAACTGTTTAATGAAAAGAACGCATTCCAACGTCTATTTGACAATGGACAAATTGAGTTCTTAACTACATCATTCATTCGTGGTACTACACTAAACAATTGTGTTATCATTCTCGATGAAATGCAAAACTGTGTATTCCGTGAATTGGATACTGTTATTACTCGTGTTGGAGCTCGTGCTCGTTTCATTATGTGTGGTGATTACTATCAATCAGACTTTGATAAGAAAGCCGATAAAGAAGGTGTTTTAAACTTCTTAAAAATTGTTAACTCAATGAATTCATTTACATCAGTTGAGTTTACATGGGCTGACATTGTACGTTCAGACTTTGTCCGCGATTATATTGTAACCAAGGAATCTTTGAAGATCTCATAATATGCAATACCGTGAGCGCGAAAGCGAGTACACAAACCGTGATAGTAAACGTAAATATCGTAAGAAGAAACATCCAATCGAAGATTACGAAAAATCTAGACATGTAGTTAATAGCATTAAGAAAAATCTTTTAAAGGATAAACGTGACAAGTACAAACGATACGATGAGGACTTTTGAACACATTGGTTGTGACTTAGGTTATAAAGATCTAGTTGCAACTACTAGTGAATCGGGTCGTGTGTACCTCACACCTTCTGGTAAAAAGTATCCTTCAATCACCACAGTGTTAGGTCACTTTGGCAAACATAAAATTATGGAATGGCGTAAAGCTGTTGGTGAAGAAGAAGCTAATCGTGTTTCAGCTCGAGCAGCAGGACGAGGCACCGCACTTCATACTTTATGCGAACGATATATAGATAACATCGAGGTGTTTGATGAAAAGACAATGCCTCATGTTAAAGCTATGTTTAATAGTTTGAAACCTGTTATTGACGCAAGAGTTGGTAAAGTATATTTGCAAGAAGTTCCACTCTACTCAGATCATTTACGTATTGCAGGTCGAGTGGATTTGATTGCAGAGTTTGATGGTGTTATTTCAATCATCGATTTTAAAACATCATCACGTCGAAAGACATCAGACGATATCAAAGACTACTTTGAACAAGAATCAGCTTATGCTATTATGTTTGAAGAACGAACTGGTATTCCCATTGTTAATTTAGTAACTATTATGGCGGTAGAAAATGACACAGAGCCTCTCATCTTTAAAGAACACCGCGACAATCATGCGCCTGACCTCGTCAGAAAAATCAGATTATACGAAAAAGAAAAAGGAATTCGTTATGAGTAACCCTACGCCTACACAATCTTCAAGTACTGCAAAGGCTTTTATTAATAAGCCAGTTGCATCATTACATACGTTTTATTTGAGTGGTTCTATTCAAGAACCAGATGAATACATTTCATGGTTTGAAATCATGCGTAATGCTGGTGAAAATGATGCAATCCAGATTCATATCAATTCTTATGGTGGTGATCTATTCACAGCTATTCAATTCTTACGTGCAATTGCTGATACAGATGCTCACGTTATCTGTTCAGTTGAAGGTGCATGTATGTCAGCAGCAACAATGATTTTCCTTGCAGCCGATTCATTTGAAGTAAGTGAACACTCTATCTTTATGTTCCACAACTACTCTGGTGGTACTATTGGTAAAGGTGGTGAAATGATTGACCAACTTCAACATGAACGTAAATGGTCTCAACATTTATTGAATAGAATCTATGCAGACTTTTTGACTGAACCTGAAATCTCTTCAGTGTTAGACAATAAAGACATTTGGATGGATGGCGAAGAAGTACTTAAACGCTTGTCAAAACGTCATGAATCATTTGAAAAGAAAGCGAAAGCAATTGCAAAAGTACCGCGTAAACCTGCAGCGAAAAAATTACCCGCAAAGAAGCCTGCAGCTAAAAAGCAATAATATAGAAGAAGTCGTCAAAGAACTCACTCGCCTATGTACAGCGGGTGAAAAATGTGTTATAATATCTACAAGCAGTGAGATATTTAATACGGGTTATGAAGAAGACGACACTAACAATTCTATTAGCAGTAGCAACTAATGTTCAGGCAGATCCTGCAACATTGTTGTCTGTTGCATCGATTGTGTCTTCTATTCCTGGTCATATAGAAAGATTCACTGGTACTCGTTCAACGACGGGTATCGGTGAATATTCGTTTGGGCCAGACATTTCTGAGAACACTGCATGTAAACGTGCTGAAGATCGTGCTAAGTTGGACGCCATTAGAAATATTCTAGGTGAAGACGTAGTAGCACAACAGTCATTGCAATGTAAAGACACTGACTGTAAAATGGATACTGATGTATGGTCTTTGTCTGATGCTCATTTACGTAAAACAAAACTCAAAGATAAAAGCGTTACTGATAAACTTGGTACAAAGGTTTGTACAGTAACTATTAGTGCTGATGTATCAAGTGAACGTCCTTATGCTGATCTTCACATTAATAGTAAGTTCTCATATAAAGATGGAGAACAAATGAAACTTCAAGTAAATGCAACTGAAAAAGGTAACTTGAACATATTTCATGTAGAGGGAAACAAAGCAGCACGTATATTCCCTAACGCATTTC